AGCTATATTCGATGCTTTTGAGATTTTAAGTAGAATAGATTCTGAGGCTGAGGCCATAGAGTCTTTAGAGAAAAACTTAAACAAACACACAGATACTAAACAAGGATTTGCTGAAAGAAGAGCAGGAAAATAAACTTCACAAAGTTTTAGATAATTACATTTCAAAAAATGTTCTGTCTACAAAAAACAGAGCAAAGTCTTGGAAGTATGGATACGATTCTAAGTATGACTTAGTTATTATATCTAAAGATGGAACTTTAGGTGAGGTTTATGAAATAAAGAATTTTAGAATTGGGTTACCATTAGCTAGTAAGTCATGCTATAAAAGGCACTCCAATAAAGAGAAACAATATTGGGAGAGAAAAGAACTCCCAAAGCCATTATCTAAAATAAATTCCATATTCCAATGGAATGATATGCCATCAGACTTTAAGAACAAGTACATAGATTATATCGAATCTGAATTTGATACAAGAGAAGATGGGTATTGGTTTATGAATAATGGTAAACCTACTTACACTACAGGTGCTCATTATATGTATCTACAATGGACTAGTATTGATGTAGGGTATCCTGACTTCAGAGAGGCTAATAGACTTCTGTATATATTTTGGGAGGCTTGCAAAGCTGACAACAGAAGTTTTGGAATGGACTATTTAAAGATAAGACGTTCAGGTTTTTCTTTTATGAGTTCGTCAGAGTGTATTAATATAGGGACATCAGCTAAGAACTCTAGGATAGGAATACTGTCTAAGACCGGTGCTGATTCTAAGAAGATGTTTACTGATAAAGTTGTTCCTATTAACAGTAGGCTTCCTTTCTTTTTTAAGCCTATAATGGATGGTATGGATAAGCCAAAGACAGAATTAGCGTTTAGGATACCTGCATCTAAGATTACTAAAAAGAATATGTACGAGCTAGAAACCGAAGAACTTGAGGGACTAGACACGACTATAGATTGGAAGAATACTGATGACAACTCTTACGATGGTGAGAAACTATTACTCCTTGTACACGATGAAAGTGGTAAGTGGTTAAAGCCAAACAACATACTAAATAATTGGAGAGTTACAAAAACTTGCTTGCGTTTAGGTAGTAAGATTATAGGTAAGTGTATGATGGGTTCAACATCAAATGCCTTATCAAAGGGTGGAGATAACTTTAAAAGTTTATACTACGACTCTGATGTTTTAAAAAGAAACAAGAATGGTCAGACTAAAAGCGGTATGTATTCGCTATTTATCCCAATGGAATGGAATATGGAGGGATTTATTGATAGGTATGGTATGCCTGTCTTTAGAACTCCCAAGTCTCCCGTACTTGGTATTGATAATGAGCAGATACATCAAGGTGCTATTGACTATTGGGAAGCAGAGGTTGAATCTCTTAAGTCAGACTCTAATGCGTTAAACGAATTTTACAGACAGTTTCCAAGAACAGAGTCTCACGCATTTAGAGACGAGAGCAAGCAGTCTATATTTAATCTGACACGTATTTATCATCAGATAGATTATAATGATGGTTTGATGATAGACCATCATGTAACTAGAGGTAGCTTTCGGTGGAAGAACGGAATAAAAGATACAGAGGTAATTTTTTCTCCTGACAAGTCCGGAAGATTTAAAATATCATGGATTCCAAAAAAAGAGCTTCAAAACAAATACACACAGAGGAACGGAGTAAAGCATCCTGCACACGAACACATAGGTGCGTTTGGATGTGATTCATATGACATCTCAGGAGTTGTTGGTGGAGGAGGTTCTAACGGAGCGTTACATGGATTGACTAAGTTCAATATGGATGATGCTCCTAGCAATGAGTTTTTCTTAGAGTACGTTGCTAGACCTCAGACTGCAGAATTATTTTACGAGGATGTACTTATGGCTTGTGTATTTTATGGTATGCCTATTTTAATAGAGAACAATAAGCCAAGGCTACTATATCATTTCAAGAACAGAGGGTATAGAGGATTTTGCTTAAATAGACCTGACAAGCTTTATAACAAGCTATCTAAGACAGAAAAAGAGCTTGGGGGTATACCTAACTCATCTGAGGCTGTAAAGCAGGCTCATGCCTCTGCTATAGAGTCTTATATAGAAAAGTATGTAGGTATGGATACTGAAGGAACATTTAGAGACCCTGATGAAATGGGTTCAATGCTCTTTAATAGGACGTTAGAAGATTGGTCGAAGTTTGACATTAACAACAGAACTAATTATGATGCTAGTATTAGTAGTGGATTAGCAATAATGGCGTGTCAAAAAAACCTATATCAACCTCAAAAAACAAGTAATAAAATAAGTCTTACCTTTGCAAGGTACAATAATAAGGGGGCTACAAGTGAACTGATTTGATGAAAGATGTTAAAATAAATATATCGTCTACAGCATTTCCAAGCCAATTTGTATCTGATGCAGAAAAATCAACTGCAGAATTCGGATTGCAAATTGGTCAAGCTATTCAATATGAGTGGTTTAAAAAAGATGGAAGTCAATGCAGATTTTATGAACAATGGCAAGGGTTTAATCGTTTACGTTTATACGCTAGAGGCGAGCAGTCTATTGCAAAATATAAACAAGAGCTTGCTGTTGATGGAGATTTATCTTACATAAATTTAGATTGGACACCTGTTCCAATACTACCTAAGTTTGTTGATATAGTGGTTAACGGAATGTCAAGCAGATTATTTTCTGTTAAGGCGTACGCACAAGATGCTTTGTCTCAGTCTAAGAGGAGTAAGTATCAAAACATGATAGAGGGTCAGATGATAGCCAAACCTGTCCTTGAAAAAATTCAAAAATTTACAGGAGCTAATCCATTTGTTACACCTCCTGAAGAACTTCCAAATTCTGACGAAGAACTTTCTTTGTATATGCAGCTTAACTATAAGCCTGCAATTGAGATAGCAGAAGAAGAAGCTATCAACACGATATTTGCTGAAAACCATTACTCAGACCTGAGAAAAAGAATGGATTACGACCTTACTGTTTTAGGTATTGGAGTTTCTAAGCATGAGTTTTTAAAAGGCAGCGGTGTAAAGGTTTCTTATGTTGACCCTGCTAATGTTATATATAGCTATACTGAAGACCCTCACTTTAAGGATTGTTTCTATTGGGGTGAGGTTAAAACTGTAAGTATAACTGAGTTGCTCAAGATTGACCCTACCCTTACAAAGGAAGACCTTAATGAAATATCTAAGTACGGACAAAGTTGGTACGACTACTTTAATGTAGCTCAGTACTACAACAATGATATTTTTTATAGGGATACAGTAACTCTTCTTTACTTTAACTACAAGTCTACTAACGAGATTGTATACAAAAAGAAAATATCTGACACCGGGAATGTAAAAATGATTCCTAAGGATGATACGTTTAATCCTCCATCTGAAATGATGGACGAAGGAAACTTTGAAAAGGTAAACAAAAAGATTGATGTATGGTATGATGGTGTTATGGTTATGGGAACTAACTACGTGCTTAAGTGGGAGATGGCTAAGAATATGGTCAGACCTAAGTCAGCAAGTCAACACGCTATTCCTAACTACGTTGCGTGTGCTCCAAGAATGTACAAAGGTGTTATTGAGTCTTTGGTAAGGAGAATGATTCCATTTGCTGACCTTATTCAGCTTACTCATTTAAAGCTACAACAGGTTATATCTAAGGTAGTTCCTGACGGAGTATTTATAGATGCAGACGGACTTAATGAGGTAGACCTTGGTACAGGTGCGGCTTATAACCCTGAAGATGCCTTGAGATTATACTTTCAAACGGGTAGTGTTATTGGTAGGAGTTTTACTCAGGATGGTGAGTTTAACAACGCAAGAGTACCTATCACTCAATTAACGTCAAATTCAGGCGCATCTAAGACACAAATGCTGTTAACTAACTATAACCATTACTTGGATATGATTAGGTCTGTAACGGGCTTAAATGAAGCGAGAGACGGTAGTACACCTGACCCTAATGCGTTAGTTGGTGTTCAGAAGTTAGCTGCACTTAATTCAAATACAGCAACGAGACATATACTAGATGCAAGTCTTTATTTATACAAAACTATTGCAGAAGGTCTATCTTACAGAATATCTGACATTCTTGAATACTCAGATTTTACTGATGAGTTTGTTAATCAGATTGGTAAGTATAACGTAACTATACTTAATGAAATATCTGATTTATACATATACGACTTCGGTGTATTTATTGAGGTAGCACCTGACGAAGAAGAGAAAGCCCAACTTGAGCAGAATATTCAGATGGCTCTTTCAAAAGGAGATATATACCTTGAGGATGCAATTGACATTAGAGAGCTTAAAAATATAAAGTTAGCGAATCAACTTTTAAAGTTAAAGAGAAAGACCAAGCAGGAAAAAGAGGAGCAGATGATGCTTCAGAAAGAGGCTATGACTACAGAGAGACAGATGAAGTCTCAGCAGTTTGCGGCTCAAGCAGCATTGCAAAGTTTACAGGCTGAGACTCAGTCTAAGATGCAGCTTAAGCAAGCTGAGGTATCTTTTGATATGGAAAAGATGAATAATGAGGCTCAGTTAAAAATTTCCTTAATGGAAAGAGAGTTTCAATATAATATGCAGTTAAGAAATATTTCTGAAGCTGCGCTTGCGGAAAGAGAAACTGAAAGAGAGACTGCAAAGTCAAATCGAATAAGTCAACAGAACACAGAACAAAGTAAATTAATAAACCAAAGAAAGAACAACCTTCCTCCTCAAACATTTGAGTCTAACGAGGACAGTCTTGATGGGTTTGACCTGTCAGAGTTCTCTCCGAGATAAATCAAATAAAAATTAATTCATGGAAATTAAAGTAAAAGAAGTCACCAAAGGTGAAAAGTCAAAACAAGAAATTGAACAAGAACTTCTTGATAAGCACGAGGAGTCTCTTAATGAAGAAGTGAAGCCGGATGCTGTTATAGATGAACCAACAAAGCCACAGTTTTCTGATGACGATGTTATTTCATATATCAAGAACAGATACGACAAACAGATTAACTCTGTTGAAGAGTTATTTGAAGCAAGAGAAAAAACTGAAGAGTTACCTGAGGATGTAGCTGCTTATTTAAACTATAAGAAAGATACAGGTAGAGGATTTAAGGATTTTGTAAAGTTAAATAAGGATTACGATGAGGTTAATCCTGAACAGATTCTTAAGGAGTATTTAACTGTTACTGAGAAAGGATTAGACGAGGATGATATTAATGTGATGATGGAGTCGTATGATTATGATGAGGATTATGATGATGAGGCCACAGTAAAGAAAGCGAAGTTAAAAAAGAAAAAAGCTATTGCAAAAGCTAAAGACTACTTTGAGTCTGAAAAAGAAAAATACAGGATGCCCCTTGAGTCGAGTGGGAGTTCTATTTCTAATGACGACAAAGAGAAGTTGGAGGCATATAACCAATATATACAAGAGTCAAAATCTTTTGAAGAGTCCCTGAAAAGGAGAAAAGAAATTTTTGATGAAGAGACAAGTAAAGTTTTCGGTAATGAGTTCAATGGATTTGAGTTCGCAATTAACGATGACAAGAAAGTCACCTTTTCACCGGGAGATGCAGCAGAACTTAAGAAGGTTCAGTCTGATGCAAATAATTTTTTAAAAATGCATCTTGACGAGAACGGAACAATTAAGAACGCTGCAAGCTATCATAAGGCTTTGGCTGTAGCAATGAATCCTGATAAGTTTGCCAAGTTCTTTTATGAGCAAGGTAAATCTATACAGGCTGATGATACGATGCGTAGAATGAAGAATACTGATATGTCTATGCGAAGTACACCGGAGGTCACTAGTAAAGGAGGAATGCAAGTAAAAGCTGTAAACCCTGACTCAGGTAGAGGCTTAAAAATTAGGAGTCATAAAAAATAATTATAAAAACTAAAAAAAATGGCTATATTAGCTGAACCGGGATTTAATTTGCAGCCAAGTGCTCAACAAGTCCCAACAGCGACAAACTACATTACCAACTTTGATTTCTTGAATCAGTATCTTCCTGATACTTACGAAAAGGAATTTGAAAGATATGGTAATAGAACAATATCATCATTCTTAAGAATGGTAGGAGCAGAGATGCCTTCTAACTCCGATATGATAAAATGGGCAGAACAAGGAAGACTACACATTAAGTACACTAAATGTGGTACTGCTGCAGCAGCAGCAGATGATGTAGCTACATTCCAAGTAAATGATATAGGAATTCCTGCATTTGGCGCAACTAATCAGCCTGCAATACGTGTTGGAGCTACTGTATTTATTCAAAAGAATGATGGTTCTGCAGTAAACAAAGGTGTTGTAACTGTTGCTCCTGCAGCAGGTAACCTTGACTTTACTGTTGCTTTTTATGAAGCAGGTGGATTTGCAGGGGCATCAGGTGGTGCTTTGGGTGATGAAAACTTTACAGTATTTATCTATGGTTCTGAATTCAGAAAAGGTGAAGCAGGTATGACAGGTTCTCTTGAAGCGGATGATGAAATATTTTCAAACAATCCAATTATACTTAAGGATACCTATACTGTAAACGGTTCTGACATGGCGCAGATTGGATGGATTGAAGTAACTACTGAGAATGGTGCTTCAGGATACCTATGGTATATGAAGTCTGAGCACGAAACAAGATTACGTTTTGATGACTACTTAGAGACTGCAATGATTGAAGCAGTTCCTGCAGAAGCGGGTTCAGGAGCAGCAGCATTAGCAGGAGGAGGACTTGTTGGTTCAGAAGGTATCTTCTACACAGTAAATGCAAGAGGAAATGTATATGCGGGTGGTAACCCAACTACACTTGCTGACTTTGATAATGTTATCCAAAGACTTGATAAGCAAGGAGCAATTGAGGAGAATGTATTATTCCTTAACCGTCAGTTCTCTTTCGATATTGATGATATGTTAGCAGCACAAAACTCTTACGGAGCAGGTGGTACTTCATACGGTCTTTTCGATAATGATGAAGAGATGGCTCTTAACTTAGGATTCTCAGGATTCAGAAGAGGTTATGACTTCTATAAGACTGATTGGAAATACTTGAATGACCCAACAATGAGAGGTGGACTATCTAGCGTAGCAGGTAGCGGTTCTGTTAACGGTCTTCTTGTTCCTGCAGGTTCAACTACTGTGTATGACCAAGTGTTAGGAAAGAACGCTAAGAGACCATTCTTACACGTTAGATATAGAGCTTCTGAAACTGAAGACAGACGTTACAAGACTTGGATTACAGGTTCTGCCGGTGGAGCAGCTACATCTGACATTGATGAGATGCAGGTTAACTTCTTATCTGAAAGAGCTGTATGTACTATGGGAGCAAACAACTTCGTTATCTTTAACGCATAACAACTAACAACTAAAAGTAGGGGGTGTCTTCGGATTCCCTCTACTTTATTTTTAATTTTAATCTTATTTAATAAATATGAAAAAAGCAAATACTGTCTTTGTTTCAAAGACATACAAACTAACAAGAGGCGCAGCACCTTTATCGTATATGCTGCCAACTAGAAATAGTAAGAGTTTTCCTTTATTGTACTTTGATGAAGATAAAGGACAGAACAGAGCACTTAGATACGCTAGAAATCAGAAGTCTCCATTTGAAGATGAGCAGGATGGAAATGCAATTGTAGAGCCTGTTATATTTGAAGATGGTTTTTTAACCGTTGATAGAACAAATCAAGTTCTTCAGCAGTTTCTTCATTATCATCCATTAAATTCAAAAGCATTTTTAGAAGTTAACTACGAAAAAGATGCAAAAGAAGAAATGGAGAGATTAGACCTTGAGGTTGATGCACTTGTTGAGGCAAGAAGTCTTTCGTTGAGTGAATTAGAAAATGTTTGTCGTGTGGCATTTGGTAGAAATACAGACAAGATGACATCAGCAGAAATGAAAAGAGATGTTATTGTTTTTGCTAAGTCAAATCCATCTGATTTTTTAAATATATTCAAAGACCCTGAGCTTATGTACAACTCTAATGTGCAAAGATTCTTTGACGAGGGATTCCTTACTACAAGAAAGAACAACTCTGAGATATGGTTTAGCACACCTCAAAATAAAAAGAAAATGCTTACTATCCCATTTGGAGTAGAGACAACGCAAGCGGCTGCATCCTTCTTAAAAAGTGATGACGGAATTGAAGCGTTAAAAATGCTTGAATCTCTAATAGAGGAATAAGTAAACTATATACATCGTAAAGGAGGGGCTTAATAGCCCCTTTCTTTTTTGTCTATCTTTGCATTTTATTAATCATCTAAAATTTTTAACTGATGAACAAGTATTTACAAATAACAACAGGCACAGGAATAGAACTAGTGCCAATAGGGGCAGGTATTTATGCGGAAAGAACGTCTGCAACTGCAATGAGACTTTATAGTACGTCTATGGGTACTCTACACCATTATGGATTAGTAACAGTAGGTTCTACTTTTGCAATGGTAACAGCTATTAACGCTGCACTAACAAGAGCTGCTCAGACTTCTTGGAGTAATGCAATAGTTCCTGTAGAGCTTCCTGTAGGAGAAACAGTAACAAGCATAACAGTATCAGTATTTGCTTAACTACTAACAAGTTTTTTTAAAAAAGGTCTGCATATTTGTAGACCTTTTTTTTGTTTACCTTTGTAGATATGTACTCCCTTTTAGAAATTATAGATACAAATCAAAAGTTATATTACATTCCTACGTCAACTCTGCAGGATGTAAGAAGGATTAATGCTACTACTGTTAGGATATACACAAACATTAATAATCATTATAGAGATGAATATGTAACTTATGACCTTGTTGAAGCAGGGACAGGAGGCGGTGCTACAAATACTTCTCAAGTAGCTGCAATTATAAACACTTGGAGAATACTACTTCAAGGCAATCAAAGCTTCCTTAGAGTACCTTTACCTTTTACTTTAACAAGCTTTACTCCTACAGTAAATACTTGGACTTAATTGTCTAAAATATAACCTCTTTTTTTTCCGTATCTTTGCTTTAAAATAAGGCAATGATTAACACAGTTAGAAATACTGTTTTATCTGTGCTAAATAAAAATAACTACGGATATCTATCCCCGTCTGATTTTAATCTATTTTCAAAACAGGCTCAGTTAGATATATTTGAAAGCTATTTTTATCAGTACAACTATCAAATAAACAAAGAGAATGTTCGTCAATCAGGAACGGGCATAGCTAATGTTACAAAAAGCATTGAAGAGTCTATGGACTTGTTTTCGGTAACAAAAGGACTTAATACCAATGCAGGTATACCGGGGTCATATTTAATGCCGTCAGAAGCTACGACAGGTAGTGACTACTACTACCTAAATAAACTTTTAGCGTACAAAGAAATTATTACATCAGGAACGACTACAGCATTTGATGCAGCTAACAATTTACTAATTGATTCAGCACAAGCATTTGATACGTTAGGTATTTCTTCAGGTGATATAATAGGTGTTCAGACTGCAACTCAAGGAGTACAGTATATAACAGTAGTGTCTGTTACAAACGCCACAACAATACTCACAACAGGAACTCTTCTTACAGCAGCAGCATTTCCATATACTATTATAAAAGCAGGTACACAGCAGAACGATATAGAAAAAGTTACGCATAGTAAGATTAATATGCTAAACAACTCTATCTACACATCACCATCAGCAACATATCCTGCTTATACATCAGAGGAGGCTACGCTTCAAGTATTTCCTAATACAATAAGTACAGCAGGGCGTGTAGTATCTCAGTACTACAGGTATCCTAAAAATCCTAATTGGACGTATATTGAGCTTGCTAATGGAGAGCCTATATTTAACCAATCAGATGCGCAGTATCAAGACTTTGAGATACCATTGGACGATGAGAACAATCTTACAATGAAAATACTTCAGTACGCAGGGGTTAGCATTAGAGAGCCTGAAGTTTTTAACTTCGCTAATAGTGAGGAAGGTAAAGAAAATCAACAAGAAGGATAATGACATACATTAGTCAATACCAATATTACGAGAACGGAGGGTTAAATCCTGAAGGAGAAAATTGGGGTTCGTATCAGTATACGTCTCTTTATGATATTGTCAACAATTTTATGTTGATGTACTCAGGGAATCACAGCCTTGTAAATAATGAAGAACGGTTTAAGGTTTTGTTTCATGCGAAGAGAGGCGTTCAAGAACTTAACTACGATGCCTTTAAAGAGATTAAAGTACTTCAGTTGGATGTAACAGACCAATACAGATTTGTATTGCCTTCTGACTATGTTAATTGGGTTAGAGTATCCATGTATAAAAATGGTATTCTTTTCCCACTTACTGAAAATATTCAAGTAAACTATGCTCAGGCATACTTACAAGACAATAATGAAAGAATTCTTTTTGATGAATCGGGTAATGCGTTGTCCCCTGAATTCTCTCCTATAGACTTAGATAGAATTTTAGGCACAAAGAAAAGTATTTACTTAAACGCTAACAGTAACTTTAACGGAAGCGAGGGATACTGTTATGACGGCAATTGGTACTTTGATTACTCTATAGGAACTAGATATGGTTTAAACACAGAGACAGCAAACATTAATCCAACTTTTTCTATTGATAAAGCAATGGGGGTTATAAACTTCAGCTCCAATATAGATAATGCTTCAGTAGTACTTGAGTATGTATCTGATGGTATGGAGGGTGGTGATGACTCTAAGATTCATGTAAATAAGATGTTTGAAGATTATATATATGCGTATATAGAGTATTCAATTCTTAACAGCAAATTGAATGTGCAGGAATATGTAGTAAGGCGTGCTCAAAAACGTAAGAGTGCTCTTCTTAGAAATGCAAAAATTAGAATTAGCAATATACATCCGGGTAGATTATTAATGAATCTAAGAGGTCAGGATAAGTGGATTAAATAAACATGGCTAAAGATACAAGAAACTTTACAGCGGGTAAAATGAACAAGGAACTTGATGAAAGATTAGTTCCTGATGGTCAATATATTGATGCCCTTAATATACGTGTCGGTTCAACAGAGAATGACGACATGGGTGTGGCTGAAAACTCGTTGGGGAATATTCCACTTACAAACATAGAGGTTCAAGAGACATCACTTAGTAGTTCAGCTCTTTGCATTGGAGCATTTGAAGATGGAGCAGAGGAAACTTTATATTGGTTTGTTCATGACTCAGCTTTTACTGCATCTGCAAACACTAACAAGTTAGACCTTATACTTTCGTATAATACTAATACTGAGATTTTAACGTATCACGTAATTAGTATGGATGATGGTGGTGGTGTAAACACAACATTAAACTTTAACCCTAAGTACTTAATAACAGGAGTAAACAAGATTGACAACTTTTTGTTCTTTACAGACGACTACAACCCTCCTAGGAAAATTAATGTATTAAAAGACTATCCTAATCCTGATGCCACAACAGATTTAGATAATGATGGTTTGGATGAGTCAATTCTTGTAATAAAGAAACCACCAACTACTTCACCTACAGTAACAACAAGATACAACCCAAATATTATTTCTGAATTTTTAGAGGAGAGGTACATATGTTTTGCTTATAGATGGAGGTACGATGACAATGAGTACTCAGCCACATCACAGTTTAGTCTTCCCGCATTTACTCCAAAGAAATTTGAATTTGCTCCAAAGAGTTACTTAAACGAGGGTATGACCAACAAGCACAATGTTGCTGAGGTTACATTTAACACAGGTGGCCCTTTAGTAAAAGGTATAGACCTTTTATTTAAAGAAGCGGGTAATGATATAATCAAGGTAATTGAGAAGCTAGACAAGGATAAGTTAGGGTATGGTAATAATGATTCTATAACTTATAATTTTAGTGACAGTAAAATATTTACAATACTTCCTGAGTCTGAAATTTTTAGGACATACGACAACGTGCCTAAGTTAGCTCAAGCTCAAACTATAATGGGTAACAGGCTTATGTACGGAAACTATGAGGAGGGTTATGACCTTATAGATAAAAATGGAAATCCAACACAGTTAAATTATGTAGCAACACTTAACTCTACACAATTTGATTTTGATACATTGCCTGATTCAGATGTTACTTATAACAATCTTACGTATCCTCTTCCTTTAGCAGCAGGTGGTACTTCACAGCTTGTAAATTTTGCACAGCCACAGTTTAACCTTGAGGATATAATTGTAAATAATGATGGCACAAGCAGACTTGTTGCAGGAGCTGTTTTTGAGTTTACATTTAATTTTCAAGATGATTCATCTGCCTCACAATATATATCAGGCCCTACAGCACAACCTAGCCAAGTACCTCAAGACTTTTCATTAAGTCTGTCAATTATTTTAGCTCAAGATTATAACTCATTAGCAGATTTAGTTGCGAGTACTGAATTTAAAAATCAAATAGGTACTACAACAAACATAAAACCTGTATCTAGTGTAACTCCAACAGACGAAACATCTTGTTCAGGATTTACTCTTACTGATAATTTTAACTGTGCAGCAACACAAGAGTTAGGTTCTTTTAGTTTATACACAACAGGAGTGCAGGATTATGTGACTCAAACTTTTCCTCAGCCAATATCTACATCAGCCGTTGGAAACGTATTGTTTTTTGCGTTCCCCGGTTTATGGTATGTTGATGACATAAACACGCCTTTAACAAACTACTTTAGGTTTTACCAAGTTGATTCCGCAACTGCTACGTTTAAAAATATACCTAATTCAAGAAGTCTTCATAGTAATAGAGGTTATGAGACATCCATTATATATATGGATGAGTTTGGTAGGTCTACAACTGCTCTTGTAAGTCCTAATAATGCTGTTCAAGTTTCTTGTGACAATAGTGAGCTTAAAAATCAAATTAAGATAGAGATTCCTACATCTCAGATTGCACCATCTTGGGCGACACATTATAAGTTTGCGGTTAAGCCTGACGAGAAAGGGTATAACACAATATTCGCTAACCTATTTTTTACTAATACTGCAGGAAATAAAACTTATATTTTATTGCAAGGAGAAAACGCAAGAAAGGTTGAGGAGGGGGATAGGTATATAGTAAAAAGAGATGTAAATGGGCCTCTTTCTTCATGCTCTTACGTAACTGTTCTTGAAAAGGTTGTTCTTAGTTCTGAAGATTTATCAGACCCTAATTCACCTGCGGGAGTATATATGGTAGTAGACCCTTCGGATTTAAACTTTACATTATCAGGAAATACAGTTATAGATGTTCCTACTCTTAATGCAACAACTAATAGTGGTAATAGAAGACCATATATATTTTTACCATTAAACCTTCCTGTATCTCAAGATGCAGGCTGTACAGGAACAGACTATACTATACCTGTAGGCTCTATTATTCAGATAACTATTGTAAGCCAATCACTCCCTACGAACGGAGTTCCCGGAGAGCTTCCTGAAGTTATTGCTATAGACCAAACATTTACCGCAACAGCATTTTATGAGAACTTAAGTGAATGGTTTTTAGAGGAAAGCATAGGTGAAGCATTAGTAAATGGAAATGATTTTACTTATGTAGGTAATTTTAGTCCTTCTCAAAGTTGTCCTGAAGGTTTAAATTATAATAACCAAACACCTACTGATATAGAAGAAAAAGGTGTGCCTGAGGTTTTTGTGCCTAGCGATAGAATTGCACAATTTACTTATGGCTCAAGAGACTTCTTAGGTAGTAGTGGTAAGACGGGTGGTGGTGCAGGTCAAAGGAATGCACTATTATCAGCAAAACTAATTCTAACTAGGTTTTCTA